TTATTCTCCCAAGACCTTAAAGGTATTCAAGAGTTCGAAATTCGCCTCTGAATCCAGTTTTTCAACCAAGTTCTTGAATTGGGTTTGGTTGACTTGGTGGGTAATGATGACCACACTTGCAAATTGACCGTCTACTGTCTGCTTATACTGAGCAATCTTTGAAGCAATATCATTGTTCGTCTGCGTGCTTATTGCACTAAATCGACGTTCAAGACCTCTTACATCCTCTTGATAAGCTGATTTCCCAACGTAATCTCTGGATATCTGTTCACGTACTGCGCTAACTTGACGAGCGCTCTCATCTCGTGCATAACGTTGCAAGCTTTCTTGTCGTTGACCGTCTGAATTGATAAACGTTTCAACTTGACCCATCTGAAGAAATAGGCCATCCGCTGTTCTCTTCACATCGTTCAATTTTGAGCCATACTGATTTTTAAAAGTCTCAATATCTTCAGTTAATTTAGCTTGTGAACGTTCAGCTGAAGCCTTGAAATTATTTAATTCAGACTTGGCTTGTTCACTTATTCGTTTGGCTTCCTGAGCAAGCGATGCGTTCGCCCCTACTTTAGCTAGAGCTTCAGTGGCCTTACGCTTGGCTTCATCGATGCCAGATGTATCAAAACTCCTAAAGCGCTGGTCGATGGTGTCAGAGAGTTGTCTCTTGACTTCTTCGGCTCTGGCTTTGGCAGCATTGAGACCGTCTGTGAATTGATTGACCAACTCTTCTTTCTGCCTGTCAAAAGCAAGATCAGCATTCTTGAGTTCTCTGGCTAACTGCCTTTCAAAATCATCTTGAAGTTGTTGGGCTTCACCCTTGACGGCATCACTCACTGCGTTGCCAATTGCATTCGCAAGACCTGACTGGAATTGACCGAATCCAATAGATTTCAGCTTCTTGGCCATCGGCGAATAGGTGTACTTGGTGATTTTCTTGCGCACATCCAGATTGTAGATCTCATAAAACAGGCTCACAATGTCATATATCTGGACAGGCACGTCACTCTGGCCGACAACTTCAAGCTCAAGGCTATCTTCCATCATGTCACAGAGCGATGTTCGATAATACTGCTCACCATACTTACGAAGGCTTGCTTCATCCTTCACATCCTGATCATTAACCTCAATCACATCTTCGTAGATTTGACTGTACTTGTTAACGAGCGGACTATCCACAACTACAGAAAACTTGCGGTCAGGCGCCTTTTCTCCCTCACCTTTGACTGTCGTGGTGAAAGTAATTCGAGTCTTTAAAGACTTGGTAGAGGTTTTGTGCTGATAGCTAGACAGGTTCTTTTTGTACATAAAAAGCGATTCGTTTTCCGAACCGCCATTTTTCAGTAAGCGTACTTGATACCCATGTCTGACTAAATCACCACCCCATTGACCAATAATAGAATGCTTATCTTTCGCAAATGCCTCCATGGCATTCTTAGATTCAACATTGAAGGTGTGTCTATCTTCAATATCAGAGAAAAATGAGAATGGATTGTCACGAGTAATGCTCCCAGCAAATTGACTTAAAGCAGTCGAACCAGTCACTCTATCCAAAGAGATAGAATTGACCACATAGTTATTCAAGAGAGTGAATACTTGGTTAGCATAGACCTGAATATAGCCATGCTTCTTCTCAACCTCGAAAATGACAAAATCCTGCTCGCCGTGTAGATCATCAGCAGTCAAGAAAGTTTCTTCTCTCAACCGTTGCCATAAAATGTTGTTAGTAGGGAATTTGAATATTAATTGATAGGTGCTATTTGCTTCTTGTGTGATGTTATCATCGTACGCGGCATTAAGAGGAATATTCCCTTCTGTTAAGTAAATCATACTCGATACCTCCAATTAGGACGAATAGTCACCTTGCGTACATTACCAGTAAATGTCACACCATTACTACCAACAGGTATTTCAAAAAATCCTCCACGTTTTCTAAGAGTGTTCTGCACTGTCCCACTGGCATTAAAGATATTTTGTTTTCCTTGCCTGCAATCGATTGTAGTTTTTGTATTTACAGTCAGATACATGGTCTTATTGCCAATTGTAAGTGATACATCCCCATCGCCCTCAATCTCGATGATAGGCTCTGAATAGACCGTACCGATATTATCAATCGTTCCAGCGCTTGTTAATACGACTGGTGCGATATTCTTCGGATATCTGAACGGTTGCATGTCTAACTTGATTTCTAAATTCCAAGCATCATTTCCAAAAGGTTTATAACTAGCATTCACAAAGTTAGCATAAAACAATGAGCCAAGCTGATAGCTAAATTCCAAAACATTATCATTCGATTGAAACTTATCAAGAATACTTTCAATATCAACCATTTTTTTAACGTAGAGAGTGAAGGGCCTTTCGTAACTGTCGAAAGAACCGTCTAACACACGGTAACTACCATTAACTCCATAAAGAGTTGCCTTCTCTCCTTTTGGCGTAGCCGCCTCCACCTTCCCAAAGTCAGTCACAACACAATTAGGAAGGGTTGATGTGTTAAAACCATTGATGATCATATAATCCATTAGATTCCCTCCCTTGCATAAATTGCACCGTGTTGTTCATAGGTTTTTAGCGAGATAATGTCATTGTCCAGATAAACATCTGACGATTTTTCAAGGATAGCAGTAAGGATTCTCTCCATACTTGCTCTCAGATTCGCTATTTCAGAAACGGTTTTACTCTCATGGGCCTCAAATTGGTTTGCCGGCATAGCCAATTGTGTCTCAAGGGTTTTAGTAAGCGATACAGAGGAATTAAAATCCAGGGTATCTTCTGAAAATACATCTGAAATTTCATCAGCCATTCCTCCAACCGTTTGTTTTACATCCTTAAATTGGTCTTGTAATCCTTGGTCTAAACCTTCCATGATAGCGTTACCTGCTGGAATCAAGAGTTTGCGGTCATATTCGATTGGACCTTTATGGTCTCGAATCCAGTTCGCAACTCCTCCAACGAAGTCTGTAACCGCGTTCCAGGCAGCTTTCAAACCTCCAAGGAAACCATCCATAATAGCTCGCCCAGCACCAGCTAAATCAATATTCCACAATCCATCAAATATTCCAGTGATTCCAGAAACTAAACTATCAACGGCATTAGACATTGCATCCCAAGCCGCTTGTGCTCCAGATACTAATCCGTCTATAATTCCTTGCACCCCTGAAACTAATCCGTTCCATCCTGCAATAGCAGCTCCAGAAATTGCATCCCATAGTCCGCTCAAGAATTCGGCCATTCCATTAAATGTGGCTTGGACACCTCCTACAATTGCGTCGACTGCCCCTGAGAACACCGATTTAATACCTTCCCACATCATTGATATTCCATTCGAAATTCCATCCCAAATAGCACCTAAATCCGTTCCTAATTGCCCGAAATTAAGTGTTACTAAATCAATGATAATTAGGATTGCTCCCAGGAATACTGATTTGATAACTTCCCATACTCCAGTTAAGTATGTAACATATCCATCAAATATTTGAGAGATTCCTGAACTCATTCCGTTCCATAGACCCATGAATGCGTCGATAAATGGTTGAACAACCGCCATAATTGCGCCAGTGATAGCACTCCAAATAGCCGTGGCGACACTTACAATACCTTCCCAAATGGCTGTCGCTGTTTGAGCGATATTATTCCAAGTATCAATTAAGAAACTTGAAATAGAAGTCCATGCACTAGATAGGAATTCTGTAAAACCTTGCCAAATAGCTTTACCTGTCTCTGTCTGAGTAAAGAACCATGTTAATGCAGCTACTACAGCAGTAACCCCTACAATTAAGGCTGTAAATGGATTCGCGGAAACAATCGCGTTAAATGCAACCATTCCACCTTTAGCAGCCGTTAATCCAGTCTTGAATCCATCAATTGCACTCTTGACCGTATCTACAACTTTTAAAGCGACAAAGCCTGCTGCTAATCCTGCTAACACTGCTGTTACAGAATCGACTGCGGCTGGTGTTTGGTTAATCCAATCTACAAACTGCTTAATCCAGTCAGTTACTGTGCTAATAGCCCCAGTAATTCCTTCAAATGCTGTTCCTAGTTCTCCTACATCACCACTAATTCCAAGAATTCCTTTTAATTTGTCCACAAAACCACCAAACAAATCACCAATACCGCCTACTGCACTCTTAATGTTTTCGAATGCTGTAGATAGGTTATTGATAATCGTTTGTGTTGTAGATTCACCAAAGATAGCTGTTAACCCTTCTTTGATGGAGAATCCTAGCACTTCTGGAATGGCTTTAACCGCATTTTTAAGCATTGGTATGAAGTTGCCAAACACAAACGTTTTGACCGTCTCTTTTAACGCTTCTAGCGACGGTGTTAAGTCCTCTCCAAGCGCCATATTCCCAAGCACGTTTTGTGCTGCAGCCTTCATGGATGCGAATGAACCGGTGAATGTACTAGATGCTTCTTTTGCGGTTGTTCCGGTAATGTCTAAGTTTTCTTGAATCGCGTGGATTGCTTGATAGACGTCAGATAAGTTATTGATATCGTATTTAACTCCAGTGAGTTTCTGAGCGTCAGTAAGAAGACGTTGCATTTCTTCCTTAGTACCACCGTAACCGAGCTTTAGGTTATCTAACATCGTATAGTTTTGCTTAGCAAATCCTTGATATGCAAATTGGATACTTTCCATCGATGTTCCCATCTTGTTAGCGTTATCTGACATATCAACCATTGCCATATTTGCTATCTCTGCAGCTTTACCAGTATCTCCACCTAATGATTGAAGTAAACTGGCACTAAATCCTGTTACAGATTCCATGTAAGCATTAGCTGATAGTCCAGTTGTCTTATACGCTTCTTTAGCGTATCCTTTAACGATATCGGCACTGCCTTTGAATAGCGTTTCAATACCACCGAGAGATTGCTGAAGTGCTGCACCTTCGTTTAATGAAGAAGATAAGGTATCCTTAATAACTTTACCAATCCCAATTGCAGCAATCATTTTAGTGACTGTACCAGCAAAGCTTTTCATGAAACCTTGTCCAGCTTTATCTCCGGCACCGACTACTTCTGTTCCCATAGCCTTTTCAATCATTCCTTTGATTCCGTCAGCCGATGGGATTATCTGAACATAAGCAGTACCTAATTCTGTTGCCATTAAGTTTCCTCCTTCCCTAATAATCTATTTCTTTCTCTTAAGAACTCCTCGCCAGAACTAAATGTCTGAGTATCTGACTCTGATTTGCGCTCATCTATACCTAGTAATTTTCCTAGAATCGATTGAGGCACATTAGTACCTTTTGAACCGTCTTTCGTCTTCTGCCATGCTAGTATGCTTAATCTATCCACGGCACAAGCTAGTAACGACTCTTCTAACGTGATTCTATTTCCAGACATGATCATCTTAATTCTTGAGTTTTGTCTCAAACCTAAAGAAAACACGGCCACCGTTAAAACCGGTAGCCGTCGATAGTCATAGATATTATATGTTTCTGCTAAATCGCAAATTAAAGCATCTTCATCAGTCGCAATCATTCTTGCAAGGGCCATTATTTTTTTAAGGCTTTAGCCTGTGTGAAAATCTCAGTAATTTCTTCATTCATTTTCTGAATGGATACAACTCCATTTTCATCTCGTACATGATCTTTTAATGCAGCCGCTGCATCAGGGCCTAGAACTTTTCGTACGACTTTAGAAATTAGAATAGGATTCTCTTCTAATTCTCCAAGTAGTTCTAATAGCTCATAGTCATCGTTAATTGTGCTTTCATTGATTTGGAATTTAAATCCGGAAGATGTTTTCCCTTTAACCATAATTAACCTACTTTCTTAATGTATTCGTAATGAGTGGCTCCGTCGCCATCGGGGAACGCTGATAAAGTAGTTTCATAACCGATGTTTTCTCCACCAGCATACTTAACGTCACCTACTTCTGACACTTTAGCAAGCGGAAGTACCATACGTTTAATAACTCCTGATTTTAGTACCATATCCACTACAAATGATTTTTCTTCGTAATCTTCAGCTTTAGCTTTAACAGTGATTCCTGCTTCTAAAGTTCCAGTTACGTTCTTTTCACCGTAAATTAATTTCAATACGTGTAAGTTTAATGCTTCAATTAAAGTGAACTTGAATTTGTCCTCTTTTTCTTTCAACGTTGTGTTTACGATTGAACCTCCCCATTCCTTAACGTTGTCAGACGATGCACTGTTAGCATTTTCTAACCCATCTTCAGATACGAAACCTAAGTTTACGAACGCAGCATTTAAAGCTGTTTCTGCATCAGTAGGTAATTCTGTACCTGTTGGCGCCATATAAATAGCTCCACCAATCTTAGGTTTAGCTGCGGTTACGTTACTCGCGTTGTTTTTTTCTGCCATATTTTTCCCTCATTTCTAATAATGTCTGATATCAAACACTGCTTGATATCTGTATTTTTTTGATTCTATATCTGTATAGTTGTAATCGCTGTTTAAACTAACATAAGATACGTCGTTTAATTCGACTAACTGTTCAACTACTTCTTTCACATTTTCGTTCAACAAAGAAGCCTCATACATCGACTTTCCATAAGATTGGAAAGCAAATGTAGAGGCTAATAATTTATTTCGCTTAGAGCTACCTGTTTTTTGAATTAATACAAATTTATCTGGCATCTTAGGTGCAAGCTCGAATACAACTGGGCATTCCAACTTAGCTATCATGAATCTTCTAATTTCAATCTCTATCAACCTCTCACCGCCTTCAATAGTGTATTGTTTTTCTTATTATCCTTTTTAGCTTTAGCTGTAGCAGCTTTAACTCGTCCTGTGGCACGTTTCTGACCGATTTGAGTATCTGCTTCATATCCAGTTCCTGCTCGACTAGCAATCTCGTTGGCTCGTTCACTAATCATCTTCCGAACAGACTCAGATTTCAAAAATTCACCAACACCTTTTGTGTTTAACTTGAATTTAAATGAGCTACTCATATCTTTCTACCGTCACTTTCTTGTGCCAGGCAGTTGGTACCATAGATTCAATTCCTTCTACAACTGGTCCGAATGTTCGAAATGTTTCCCCAAAGAATTTAACTTCCCTATCTTTCCAATTATGAGTATCTCCTTTAGGAATTCCGAGTGTATACACTGCTTTCTTTCCATACAGTTGAACCTGGTTAATGATGTCAGTAGCTTCAGTAGGAGAAACTAAAACATTCTCTACTTGAATTTCTACATCATCGTATGTTGCAGCGCCCATTTCATCCTCACCAGTTTTAACACGATCTACTAATGTGACAGTAATTCCTTTAATCATAGAATTCTATCACTCCAATCCGTTGCTTAGTGAACCCTAATCGTTTCAATTCTGCATTTTTAATGAAGATACCACCACCAGGAACGAGATACGAGCCACTCACTGAGTATCCTAGAGCGCTTTGGCTGAATTGAGTCATCGGCTCTTGTTCTGTAGAAGTCATTAATGTACGAGCTACAATATCAACTACCACAGATTTAACCACGTTCTCATAACTAGAACGTTCTACAACCATATTGTCTAAGTCTTTTCCATAGCGACGAGCCTCTTCCCTCAGCATGTCAGATACAGTAGCAAGAAGTGCATTCGCTCTATCAATCTCAGACGGTTGTAGTCGTTTCCAGAGTCGCTGTAAATCGTCTAAAGTCGCAAATGAGTCCATTATTCATCATCCTTTGCTTCTTTCTTCGGTTTAGCTTTAGTTTTCTTTTCTTCGACGAGTTCCCAATCTCCAGAAAGTTCACTTTCTACTGAAATTTCTACTCCATTGTTTACATTTCGATAAGTTGGCATAAATTACCTCCTACGCTTCTTTAACTCGAGCGAATGCTGTTGCATCTAAAATTCCCCAGCCAATAAAAGCTTCTGCACGTAAGCAGATTTCGTTATAAGCTTTTAAGTCACGACCAGTTCCGTCTGGGTCACCATATTTGATGATTTCTAAAGGCATGTTTTCAGCGTATCCCCATTTGAAGCGATTTTCAAAATCTCCTACAATTACATGGTCTTTTTCTAAAGTACCGCCTTGTTTTGCCAAGTTTTTGTTAATTTGCAATGTATGGTCAGCGAATTCTGTTGGTTTTCCGCCAAAACTGAATTGAGGGTATCTTGAAATATCGTTTTTGTCTTTAAGTTTAGACATTGCTCGAGCTGAAACTGGTGACATAGCAATACCTGTCACATCATTATCAGTCGCAATAACCGTCTGAATGGCATCTTCAATATTTTCATCAATTTTAGCTTCTGCATAAGTTACGACATTAGTTGTCACTAAACCATCAAATGAGTTAGTAGCTTTAAAAGTTGCATCCGTTAATGTTTTTGGCTCTACTCCATGCAAAGCTGCAATGTCGAACGCTTGAGCGATTTTTTTAGAAAAACCATCGGTAAACAATGACATATATTCAATTTGTTTTTCTTCAGAAGCACGTAAGAATTCGTCTGAAATACGCGCTTGGTAAACGAATTTTAAAGGTTTGATGATTACAGATTCAATTTTAGCTTCTCCTGCTTCTTTCTTTTTACCTTCTCCAACAATTTGAGCAGCTCCTTCTAAATTGAAGATAAATTGTTCTGTTCCGTTAAATGGGATTGGTGTTTGTTTTGATAACTGAGCTAATACTGATGTTCCTTGTACTTTTGAAATTAATTCTTTAACCAATTCTGGTTTAAATAATGTTCCTGCTTGTAATGTTGTCATATATTTTTCCTCTTTTCTATTGATTTAATTGTTGTAACATTTGTCGCATTGCTGTCGTTCTGTCATCACCTACGACTGGCTCAACATCTTTCAGTGGAGCGACTGGTTTTGGTTTGATAAATGCAGATAAACGTTCTGCATCGGCTTGCAAGCTCTCTTCGTCGCTGCCTTGTAATCTGTCTACCAATTCATAAGGAAGACCGTTGCGCAATGCAATTTGTGTACGAAGCTGTGTTCCTTTGAACTTCTCAACAACTTGGTTAACTTCTTCTAATTCAGACTCTTTAGCGCTAATAAATTCGTCTTTCTCAGCTAGTAGTTTGCTGTTGCTGTCGATTGTTGCTAGTAGCTCAGCGTTCGTTTTTTCCAATTCCTTCACACGAGATTCAAACTTCTCTAATCCGGCATACTTCTCTTTCTGACGAGCGAGTCGTTCACCAATGATTCGGTCTAGTTCTTCTTGTGTTTCAATTGTTTTAAATTCAGGCATATTAATGCCTCCTTTCTCCGCGTTTAACCTGCGCGTACAGTAATTTTTTATTAAAAAAAGCCACTACATAAGCAGTGACTTTTAGTTTAATAACTGATTTTTTGTTTTTTCTTTGGCTTAGCTGTTGCACAAAGCCAATGCGCTAACAAAGCGCTGTCCATAAGACTGATGTCTACATCATCGAAGTGTGAACGATATCCAAATCCACCATTTGAGCCAATGTTACGTTTGTCGCAATTGGTTACGACTTTGGAAAGTGACGGTTGGCCTGAATGACAAATAGTTTTCTGATACACACCTTGCTCAAACATAGCGTTTGCTACGATGATTTCTTTAACGGTTGGAAGTACTACATTCCTGATTCTGAACTCTTTCAATTCATCATCGAGAACTTTCTGCCCACTAGCACCATCGATAGCTATTTGGGACGGTTTTGCTTTCCTTAAGAAATCAACTATCCATCCATTACCATTTCGAACAGATTGACAATCGACAGTTTCAACGAAGATATCATCGAAATCTGTCCTAATAGCAATGCTTAACGCTACGTTAGTGCCATCTTGTCCATATTTGATTCCAACAAACATAGGGCCTTTAAATTGAGGCACTTCATCAAGTCTAAGAGCTTCCCACTCAGATTCTGAAATTGCTGATTTTTGATTGTATGTAGGCCAAAAACCAAGACGTTGGATGTTGTGGTCCAACTTATCGTCACCAAGTTCGGCTTCAATCTTCCGTTCGTCTAAGTGATATCCCATTGAAGGATTGGAATTGTACCAAGCCTTAATGTCTGATATCTCTTTTTCAGTAGACACAGACCATTCTGCCCATCCGGAATACTTTCCACGACCAAATAAACACGTTTCACGAAATTTGCTGAATACCGTTCCGCTGGAAACCGGTGTTGGAGGAGTTCCACACATAACAGTAATTGGATTATCACTGTCGGTAACTGTATATTTCAATGCGGATTCTTGTTCAGTCGTATATTCTTGAGCTTCGTCTATGATCATGATGTCAAATCCTTCACCCAATCCACCGTTTGAAGTACGCGTCCTGAACTGCAGCACTCCTTCTGTATTAGTTAGAGCGATTCGTTCTTGACCTTTAGCCCGAATCGATGTGAAATCTTCTCCATCAACATAGCCCATCTTCTCTAAATACCGCTTTACCTTCTCAAAAGAAGAATGTGAGGTACTAATTCGATGAGCTGTGTGTAATATATTCAAACCTTGATGCAGTCCCCAAAGTTCCAGCATATAAAGAAGTTCGGATTTTCCGTTCCGTCGTGGAATGGAATATCCGAACTTCTGATGGACCCATAGTCCTTTTTTATCAACAGCCATCATTGCCTCTAGCAATTTCTTTTGCCAGATATAGCTGCTTAATCCTGTTTTCTCATAAATTTCTATAGCTTCCTTGCTGAGAGACCTTTTCTTAACGTAAGGCAGGATGACTGATTGTGTAGGAAGCTGATTCCCATATTTCTTTCTAGCCATTCACTCATCCTTTCTGTTTTCAACTGATTTGAGGTAATATAATATCCCAAATATCCACTAAACTTTTACCATCGAAAACTTTTGCATCAATGGCTTCATCTAGCGTATTATACTCTAATCCTTGATTATCATAACCTACTACATATACTCCGATAGGCAAGAAAGCAGCCCCTTTGTCATTATAATAAAATTCTATATCAGAATTTAAAAATTTTTTTATTTCTTCTCTAGTCATAATATATCACCATTCTCAAATTTATCTTTTACTGTTAATCTAATAGGCTTTCCATCCTTTATATACAATCCGTAAGCATCATATTCTATTATATGCTTATGAGCTCCCATTGGATGATATTTGGGTTGCCCATGATCTGAATTGTCTATACGTAACGCCCTTTTACCTTCACCATCATGAAAAGTCCTTGAAATTCCACCTTTTTTAGTTATCACATCAATAATTTCAAATGGTTTAGCATTGTCCGGCAACCTGTGATTAACTGTTCTATGAATTTTTACAGTACCATTTAAATTGTGTTCGTAAACAGAAGTATCAAACTCTATATCTTTCACATTATTTGTACCACTATGAGACAAATCAGTCAACTTCTTAGTCCAAACATTTTGCCGTTTCCCATCCCCTGGATGATAATCTACTGTGCAAGTACATCTATCATGCCGTCTAAACACATCTTTGTTAACACCTGGGTAGGTGTAAACACCAGCTAATTTACTACACCAGGCGCAACAATTACCGTCAGTTGTACGAACAATCTTTGGCTTTAATCCAGATTTAAAATGAAAATCTGCATTTACTTTGATGTGATTATCCACGATGTTTTGATTAAAGTTAACAATAGGTTCTTTAAGAATCCATGACACATCGTCGAACTTCTCTTCGTATGACAATCGATTTACTAAGCCGTCAATTCTTTCTTGATTTATTGGAGCCTGGATGGATTTTAATCCAATACCAGCCTCCTTATTTAATACCTCTTGAACTTGCTTAGCGTATGTACTTACCATCTTGTGATTAGTACCCAGTGTTTCATTCAAAATACGACTGGCAATGTTAAAATGCATCTTTCCATCAGGAAGGATTAATCCGCTAATGTTATTTTGAAGTGCCTCAGAAAGAATCTTCCCTAATTTAGTTGCAAATTCATGAGCGTCAATAAAGTTAGCTTTCCCACTTCTCACTAGAAGTAGTAATCTTTCTAACTCTGCACTCTTTTCAGCCTGTTCAAAAAAATCAGCTTTGATTTTCTCAAGAAGTTCTGGAACGATATCATCCATTCACATCAGCTCCTTTAATTCCTGTTAAATCGCGAATAGTTTCTGCTGTGATATAGCCTGGGAGAACTTGATTTAACTTAATCGCTCCATCTCCAAGCATTGTTAATGTAGATGCATCCGCTTCGAATAGTGGTTCCCATTTAACTACAGTTTTGGAGAATTCCTTACGCATAAATCTGAAATCATCACGTAAGCACACAGCTACATAAGCAACGTTTAAAAATCCTGAACCTAGAGAACGCTGTGCAGCTTTCCCTGCAAGTCTCAAGTTCTCGTGACTCGCTTTGATAGCCTCAACGCTTGATGGATTATCAGAAACGAATCCTAAGTCATCAAGTGTTAATCCTGTTTCACCAGCAAATCCTGCTGCTGCCATTTTTAGTTGTTCAACGAAGGGTGTCATGCTTGCAGCAGTGAACTGTCCAACTGATGGCTTATCTCCATCATCGTCTTTTGTGAACATAATAAAACTTGAAATAGTTGCTTTAAGGCTCTCTATCGTTTCTGCTTCTTGACTAACTCCAAGAACATATTTCTGAGGGAACGAATAGAACTCAGCAGTCACTTCCGAACGTTCAATAGTTCTTTGCGCTGTCTTTTGATAGTCAATCCCTGACCGTGTAATCCTTGAGCGCCCGAATGGTCTGTCTGCGTCTGGCCTATGGATAATAGGCACTAGCAACGGAATACCGGTTGGATTTTCAATCGAGTAAGGTTCTTTCCCCTTTGGATAGAAGATTGTTTCATCCGGTGTGAAATACGCTTCTAATAACGGTCTATCGTAATCATCTCGCTTAAGGACTGCATAACCTTCTGTTAACAGATTAGTAATTGGATCTATAATCCCTGTTGCATTGCTCGCCTCAATCACTTGTAATCTAGGCATCCCCTCTTCATCTTTTGAAATGTAGATAAAGCAACATGAACCAATCAATGCAGATAGGATTGCTGAATCAAAAAAGATATCCGGATTGTTGTACTGAAAGATTTCATTAGCGTTAAATGCATCGTTCGAAAATTCTCTGAAAATCAATCTGTCCGCTAAGCTATCTACAGCTTTAGTTGTCCATCCAAGAACTGTCTTGTACTTATCTCGGATTTGAGCTGGAATAGTGACTCCATCCGTGTTGTCTCTTTGCTTCATTGAGTAATAGTTATATCTTAGTTGCACTCTACTGCGATATCCGTCCAATTTTCGTCGGAGGTACGCTTTACCTTTCAATTCCATTTTTCATTTCTCCTTTTTTGAAATTTCGCGCGAGAAAATTTGTACAATACTGCCAGGAAGCTCGGCCAAGGCAAAGGGTAGGTTCCCCTCCCCCCTATCACTCAGGCCTATCACTCAGGTTTGTAATTTGCCCAGTCTCTAGTCTGTGGCAAATTTCGGTTCCCGAGGACTTGTTTCACTTCACGCGCTTGATTAAATAACTTATCTGATTTCTGCCTGTTGCATGTCCAGTGAGAGAGTTGCAGGTTCTCAATGTCGCTTGGATGTCCACCTTTGTTTATAGGAACAATGTGGTCAATCACTGGTGACAATGGATGTGGATGCTTAAGCTTGAAGTCTACAGGCTTTCCACAAATTCCACAGACGTTTTGCGTCTTGAATATCTTCTTCTTATTCTTTTCGAATGCTACTCGGTGTGGTCCAATCCTATCTGGTCTTACCATTTCATTTCATCCTTTAATTAAATTTTATGCTCCAGGGTCGCTTAAACCCCTCGGGGTTTAATTGTATGGGGGTGTTTTTATTATCACACCGCCGTTTCTAAAGGGGGTGGGGGTACTAAATATTCAAGGGTACGGGGGTATTCTTGAATTTATCATATCTTATATTGTGTTAAATTCGAGCAACGCTCGAAACTATTGATTTAATAATGTTTATTTAACTTTTCTTTTTTGAATTTACAAATTCTCAATATGTTAAATTAAACCGTTCTATAAGTAGAAATCGTCCATTGATTTATCCTGCTGGTCTTGCTGGATACCTATGTATCTTAACGTGATATCCGGACTTGCGTGGTTAAATAGAACCATCAACATTGCTACGTCTTTATTATTTTTGTAATGGTGGTAGCCAAATGTTTTCCGCATCGTATGAGTTCCAACATTCTCAATCCCAATATCTTCTGCTGCAGCTTTAAGAATGTAGTAAGCAGCTTCACGAGTGATTGCTTTGTTCTTTCCTTTTCTGCTTTTGAATAGATAGTCATGTGGGTTCATATCTTTGATGTACTCTTGTACTTCTTTACGGAAAGACCTGTTCATCTTTCTTTTGAGAATCTTTCCTGTCTTTAACTCTCTGATGTTCACATACTGTCCTTGAACATCCTTCGCTTTTAATTTAATAATGTCACTGATTCTTAATCCAAGATTAATTCCAAATACGAACAGCATGTAATTACGTTCGTTCCATTCTTTTAGATAATCTTTCATAGCCTGGATGTCATCAGGGTCTCGAATAGGTTCTACGAAGTTCATACTGTTTCCTTTCTTAAAAACTAAAGAGCGTACTCATCAGCACGCTCTTTGACAGTTTTGTTGGTTTATCTGGGGAATTACCGTGAGTGGAGTCGAACCACTCTACATCCAACACGGCACTGTTAGCAGTCGTCCATGCTGCTAACTTGGATACACCTTTTTCAGGACTGGCTTTTTAAAGATGTTTCCGCATCTCTATCCTTGTATCTACACGATACCACAGTACATATTATAAAATAATTCTCTCAAAATGTTCTACAAACTTTTTTAGTCATTTTCTACAACGAATACAACTAATCATATTCAACACCTTCCGATGTTCCATCTTGATATACATCTACACCTAGTGCGTACGCTAGTTGTTTAATACCTTCCATTCGTATATCTCGAATAGTGAACTCACTGTAGTTCATTTCACTACCGATTAGTACATCGCTTTGCTCCTGGATTAATGATCTGTAAATTACTACTCGATTAACTGACGGAATACTATTCAATGCAGTGTTCACACGTTCAACGTAATCTTTGAATTTCTTTCCTACAGTGTCGCTCCACAATGCAGCGTCTTCTGTTGATGAGTGAAACTCGTTAGTGAATGAAGGTGGGACAATCGTATACTGAGGAGTGATGCGAGGCTCACTCTTCAGATACAACTTGTTTAATGCGTTCTTATATCTACCGATGACTTTCATCACCTCTCGCTTTGTAGCTTTATAATCTAGTTCCGGATAATCAAATAGGTGAATACTTTCCAAATACTTGCACCTCAATTCGTTAGAATGGCAAGTCATCGTCTGATACTCCATTGAATGGACTTTCTTCGATTGGTTGAGCTGCATTGCTTCTAGATTCTGTTACTTTCTTTGATTCTAATAACGAGAAGTTCTCTGCAACTACTTCTATGATGTATTTTTTACTGCCATCCTTCTCATAACTTCTTGTTTGGATTCGTCCTTCGATTCCAACTAACGAACCTTTGTTAGTGAATTTAATAAAGTTTTCTGCAGCGGTAGACCACATCAAGCAATTGATGAAATCTGATTCGTATTCACCGTTTTGGTTTTTGAATTTCTTTTGTACTGCAACACTGAACTGCGTGTACTTAGTACCGGTTGTTGTAAATTTTAGTTCTGGTTTCTTTGTTAATCTGCCTACTAGCACAACGTTATTAATCATTTACTTACCTCCAAATATTTCTCGTGTTCTTTCAAATCGCCTTTAAGAATTCTACTTACTCGTTTGAATTCTTTAATCGCTTGAGACCTCATAGGTTTAATTCCGTCCTTACGAGCCTCGTCTGTTTCTGGGATATAATAACCAGTTCTGCCGTTACGTTCTCCGATGATCACAATTCCGTATCTGTTAACTAACGTATCAATTACTTTCTTCACTCTACGTTCCGATAGCTTAGTAATGATTGAGATATCCACTCGATTAATTCGTCGAGTGTCGCTTACTGGAATTAGTCTTAATACCATTCGTTCTTCTGGACTCATTCTTTCCATTATTCAAGCTCCTTTAATTCTAGTAATCTATCTAAGTTGTAACCTACCCAGGCATTATCAAAATTTTTATCTAATGTAACAACTGGCATGCTTTGGAATCCAAGCGATTTAATTTCTTCTAATGCTTCCGGATTTTCAATCACATCCACTGTATCGTATGGAATTTTATTTTGATCTAGCCAAATTTTAGTCATCTCACATTGGATGCAATTTGGTTTAGAATAAACTGTTAACATCGAAGTCCTCCTTATTGACCGATAAGCCTACAAAACTGCTGATATTAAAAAACGCATTTTTCTTCTTACCGTCCTGCACACTTATATAATTGAATTTTATAAGGCCATTCACATATGATACTGATTCAAAATCAGTCACATTTTCAAATACCAGTTCTTCCCCATTTTCTAAATATAAAGTTAGTTCCATAGTTTTTTCTCCTCATCTATAAATAATTTTTTATCCTCTCATGTTCTCCTGGATTGACATCACAATCCCTGCGATTGAACCAATTAATGATAGAATTGACATAATTGCTACGTATGTCAGTAATGGCAGCATGGCTGCAACCCAAGTGATTGGAACTCCAAATAATTTAATAATTACTAAGAATATGCTTAAACTTAACACTGCTCCAAATATATATTTTAGTAGTTCTCTTATTTCTTCCATCTACTCACCTTCCACAAACAATTCTTCGATTTCGTCCCCAAACAATTCGATAGCACGTTCGGCATCTTCTTCATTTTTGAAGTAACCGAAAGTATGTAAATGATTACCAAGAACTATATAACTAACATAAAGACTATTTTTTATTTCTGAATAGGATACATAGTACTTTTTTTGTGTAACATCCTTATAATCCGACTTCCAATCCCCATTGCACTCATCTCTGAACGATCTGAATCGTGTCAGTAGATTTCTGCGCCTTGATTCTAGTTTGGCTGCTTTTTTAGTGGGGAAGATGTTACCTTGGTTAAATGTTTTTTTATTAGAATCACAATTATTCCAAAAAACATATTTAACTGAACCTTTAGGATTAACAATATAAAATCTATCTCCATCTTTATACGGGCATTTCATTTCCCACGTATCCTCTTCCTTAGGTACTTTAATATCAGATAACGCTTTTGATATTTCACCAGCGAATACATTTGCTGTTTCAGCAGCTAATTTAGTCATGAAATTACGAAAATAATTTGCCGTTTTCACTAACTCGTCCGACGTTTTTTTATCTTTCATTTTTGTTCTCCTTCTACTGTCTTGAGTGCTGATTTAAATCCAACCAAAAACGCAAAGCGTTCATCGTAACTCATTTCTTGTAACTGCCCATAATTGATATCTTCTTGGAACTGTTTTAACGCTCTGTCATACATCAACATATCCTTGTATTTACAATGAGCCACAATCAAGTAATGAACATCGTCTTTTAATTTATCAAACTCTAATTTTGCTTTCATGATTGGTCCTCCTCAATATTTTTAATGTACTTTTCGAATTCTTTATCGTTCATCTTCTTTTATTCTCCATTTCACTCTTAATCTCGTCTATACCGTCTATAACAACGATGCTAATGACCAACACCAAGAAAACCGATAACGGTATCAAAAACGGCAATAATACATACTGCCATGTAAATGTAGCGCCTAGAAACTTGAATATTGCTAGTAGTAAGCTAACACAAAAGCCAATAACCAATGCTCTCAAACTTTTTTCCACGTTGTTTCCTCCATTGCTTTTCTTAATTTTTCAAGCGCTAACTGTTCCGCACCTCTTATATACATTTTTCTGAATTCTTTTTCCGAATAGCTATCTCCCACCAACGCTTTTTCGAACTCTCTCGATGGCGATTTGATACCGAGTAAATATCTAAACCAATAACCGAGCCTAATTCTGATTTTTGTTGTTCGCTTGATAGCTAAGTGAGTTTGCGTGTTTTTCTTCCTCATTTGCCTCTCTCCAATGATTTTTGCTCTCTTCTAACCACACATTGATTTGTTTTCATGATTAATCCTCTAACCTTTCAATTAATAAGTCCAAATGTTCCTTTGCTTTCTTTAGATCCTCGAGCATTTTCCCTTTGCTTGGTGCTCTAAGCACGTACTTCAAAACGTTACCTGCTATATATCCATCAAACGAGTTTTCGTATTTTGGAATGAAATTCTCCATCACGGTGAACACTTCTAACCCGTTAATTCCTTGGTAATGCTTTGGATGTTTAACCGCTTCTTTGATTTTCGCGTTTTCAGCTAAGTTACTCACGTTCACCAAATCCATTACTGCACCTCTTTCACGAACACACCGTTGATAACTTTACCTTTGCGGTCCTTAATCTCGTGATAAGCACTTTCTAAGCACTCCATGAAATCAAGATTACGCTGCATGCAATATCCAATTAGCACTACTGTAATATCTCCAACAGCGTCAATCTCTTCATCGCGGTTGATATGGATATATGCTTCTTTTAATTCGTCTACTTCTTCTTGTAGTTTGGTTAGCTGGCCACTTCCGTCCAGCGTATCCAAGCCACGTTCTACGAACCAGTTTTGAACTAATCGGATTAACTCTTCTCGTTCGATTCGTCTTTTTTTAATTGGATCATTTAAATTCATTTAATGCCAGCTCCTTCAAAATATGCTTCTAATCTGTCCATGATTTTCTTACGTGTGTTCCAACCAATCCCGTATGGGTTACGCAAGAATTGATTTAACGTTGTTGTTCTGATTTTCAATATGTCTTTAGCCATGTGATTGAAATTGTTCTCAGAATCTGCAATCATCTTTTCAATATCTTCCCTGGTATCCATCAATACTGAATCATACCAAGCGTCTAACCTATTAGGCCCGATGTTCTTGTCCATCTTGTTAATATGGAATGGTTTTGATACGGCTATTTCAATGATATTTCCGCTCACTCCGTTCTCCTTCATGTACTTTCTAGCTTCACCGTACTTTTTGAATTTCATCGCTTCTTGTTGACTTGCTTTGAATTCAAATGTTTTAACTGGATGTTTTCTGTCCAAATATCCGGCTATGCTGCTGTGATCTACAATTTGTGTAAAATACATATTGCTGTTTTTAATCGCAAATGCCATACTCTTTCTCCAATTCTGCCATTATTTCTATATCTCTTCTGATTTTCTTCATGACTTCGCTGTGTGGGTTCTCTACACTGTAAGTGGCTATTATTACACGGTCTCTATCTTCAATCAGACGGAATCCGTAAAGTTTCTCTAATCGAGCCACTTCAATTGCTTGCAGGATAGCCTTGTCTTTCTGTTCCTTCTGTTTCTCAATGTATGCTACTGCATACTTATGTTTATATAGGCTCATGCTTTTAATGTTTCTCTGACACCTCTTAGCCTCTTGCAGCAGAACCATCACAGCTCTAGTTGTTTTAAGTCCTTCCGACTGCATAATGTTTTCGAACTCTCTTGCATTCATCTTCGTTCAAATTCCTCCACAAAATTCATTTGAGCTTTATAGAACTTGAATGTCGAATCCATCAAATCGCCTTCGCGGTTCTTCTTGATAGAGAACTTCACACGTTGATAGCCTTCGTGGTTTTCTTCTGTCTCTTCGTTACTTAAGAATCCAACGACATTTGAATCTTGCTCGATTGAGCCTGACTCTCTTAAATCACTCAAGATTGGTGATTTATCCTGGCGCTGTTCTACTCCACGAGATAACTGCGATAAGATAACGATAGGCACTTGATGTTCATTAGCAAGGTTCTTTAATTCCCTTGTAATCTGCTCAATCTGTAACCTTCTATCACGATTGTTGTTAACTTTGATAAGTCCTACATAATCGATGACTGCTAAATACTTTCCTGGTGCTTGTCCTGCAGCACGTTCTTTAATAATTCCAAGAATGTGATTAAGTTCAGATACAGTGTCATATACTTTCAAGTCTTTCTGCTTGAAATACTCAATAGTCGCTCTGACTAGCTCTTTATCTCCAGGCTTGAGCATTCGATTCATTTTTCGCAGGTAATAAGTATTTAACGTAGTCATCTTTGCAACGAATCGTGAGAATACTTCCTTCTTGCTCATTTCAAGGCTAAATAGGTCTACTCTTAATCCGTCGTTTCTCTGTAGCGCTCTATCGATTAAATTGATTGTCCATGCACTCTTTCCGACTGAAGGTCTAGCTCCAACCGTCACTAACATTCCTGGACCAATTCCACCTCCAAGTGCTGCATCCAATCCGCTGAATGTCTTTATCCCGTCTTCGATATCGTGTTCAAGCTCATACTCGAATTGTTCAAATGTTTCTGATAAGTCTCCGACATTTTTCTTTCTTGATAGCTTAGAAATCGCATTTAACAATTCAAGCATTTCCGCTTCTAATTGCTTAGTTGGGAATTCTGTGTGTTCGGCTTTAACCTTTTCGAGTTTAGCTCTCAAATACTCACGATGTAGTTGATTAGCCAGGTAATCTAATCCGGATGTTGTTGCGTTCTCTTTCTGTAATGCTAGTAGATACTCATATCCAATCGAATTACCTTTTAATTCGGATCTGACTTTAGCGAATAACTCCATCAATCCATCTAAGCGACTACCGTAATTATTTAATATTTCAAAGATCGTTTTAAAATTCGTATCTGTGAACCATTCAGCTTGCAGATACGTTGATTGAGCTTTATCGAAATCTTGTAGGATTGCAGATATGATTGATTTTTCTAACTCGTAATTGTTCATTGCCAACCCTGCCAATTCTGTCCGTATAAGTCTCTCATCTTGTCTTCAACAGATTGTCCAGACGATACATTTCTATTCACTCTAGCTGGTGCCTCGTTTAAGTAGTCCTCGAACTTCTCGCTAAATAGTGTTCGTGGTCTGAGATACTGATTCATCTTCTCATTGTTTAACCACTGTTTACACTTGATGTCGATAACTCTTTCAAAGTCCTCTACAGTAAATCCGTTATCTAGTAGCTTGTGGATTAGCTGTGCTGTCTTTTTAGTCTTAACAGAGTACTTCTTACCTGTTCGCTTATTTAGATAATCAATGATGTGTTTAGTCTCCTCAGTCCATACAACCTTGAGCGGTTTCTCCTCGGTGACATTATTCTCTGTAGTAGTCTCTGTGTATTCTCTGGTATAGGTCTGTTCATTTTGAACACATCCATCTGTTCTATTTGAACACATCGTCTGTTCATTTTGAACACATCGTCTGTTCACTCGTTGATAGTCGATTGTATACCATTTTGTTTTGTCAAATTTCTTTTTATTAAAATTGCCTATTTTTATGATTTTTTGTTTTTCTAAACTGCCTAGAGTTCGTCTGATTGTCATTGCTGACCAAAAAGGGAACTCTGTTTGCCACTCTTCAAGCGTCTTATAAAACCACTTAACTCCTGTAAATTCATTAGCACTCTTAAGTAACCAATAATGCATTTGTTGGAGCATAATCGCCTCATTTAAGCCGATTTCTTTAGCAAGCGATGGCAGCACTTGTAAAGGTGGTTCGTTAATTAATAACCGACTCATTGAATATCCCCTTCCAACGTGTTATAATAACTTTAGTTAATATTTGTATGACGGCTTTTATAAGTCGTCTTTTTTTAATACTCTTTTTTTCAATTCTTCAATTAATTCGTTTGTACTGTATTCTTCTAATGGATTAGTATCTGGTATATTAGTAGCTAATAATTCTATTACTGACATTCCTACTGAATTTGCAATTTTTTTAAGATTATTTGTATTTGGAAAATTTTTTCCAATTTCCCAATTTGAAACGACTTGTTTCTTTGCATTGAATAGGTTACCAAACTGTTCTAAAGTCATGCTTCTTTCAAGTCGAATGTGTTTTATTTTTTCTCCAACTTTCAAATAATCTGAGATTTCAGTTACTGGTGAACCATTTAATTCTTCGATTTTTTTTAGTGTTTTAATGTTAGGTAAGGATTTCCCCTTTTCCCATCTAACAATTGCTTGTTGGTTGGTACCTAACAAATTTCCAAATTGTTTTTGAGTTAATTTTTTGTTTTTCCTTATTTCCCATATTTTTTCTCCAATAATCATTTTAAAGTCCAATTTAAATTCCCCCTTCCAACGTATTAAAATTACTTTATACGTTTAAAAGCTCTCTTGCAGTATCGTATGCAGCCTCTAAGGTTGAATGAATACTGCTGCTTTTGTAATTTCCAAGAAATACAACCAATCGATACTTTCCATCGATGAATCTTATTTCCCCTCTTAGTTCACTTCCAACCATTACATCGTATTCGTTTGGCTCGAACATATTCATTTCAAAACTAATCATCGAAAACCACACCTTGACGGATGGCATCAACTTTATCTGCGTGCTGGTTAACAGCTCCAACTAATAAATGGATCCATGCAATTGCTCCTAGCATTACCAATGCTGTGTATCCTAAGAACTTGCAATATTTTTTTAGAAAGTTTCTGTTAAAATCTTTTCTTTTTAGCTTTCTAGCTTTTGAAATTTCAACTCGTGTCATGCTGTCCTCCTTAAATTTTGAATTTAGCCATGAACTCATCTAAATCCCTGGCATCGTATCGAATTGTCGCGCTTCCGCTTGGTCTCTTAATTACGATTTGTTTCAACCCCATCGATACACACTCATCGAAATCTCTATCGTCGATTCCTCCGATATAAGCTTTCGCTTGCTTCTTGTTTAAGTATCTTTGTTGAGTGTTATTCGTTGGCAATCGTTCTATCGCATTTGCTACGATTTCAACAACTTTTGAATTTAGTGTTGACTCGAAATCAGCGCTTAATAAATTCACGCTATTTACTCCTTTCACTCATTTTCATATTGTTGTAACCCTCTTTCAGTTCTATAATCGTAATTGGGGAAAGGGGGTGTTTATATGTCTAAACCAATTAAACCTGGTACAGATAACCAACCAAAAGGCACATATCAAGAAGTTGGTCCTAAAGGTGGTGCTGTAAATAGACCTCGTGTTGTTCATATTGATAAGGGGGACCGTCTCCCGCCTACTCAAAAACCTGGGAACAAATGGGTCAAAAAATAGTTTTATTGGGTCGTCTCTTAAGAGATGGCCTTTTTAATTTTCCAGAAGCAAAAACACCAACTTAGAAAATTAATTTGTAACCAAGACTCTGCGTACTTGATTCCATCTTCCTCGTAAAATGTCATATAATGTTTCATTTGTTTCACCTTCTAACTAATCATATTTAGGAGTAATTCTGACTCTAAAACCTTCTGCACTATCAATATCTTCTGCCGTGATGACTGCAATGATTTTAGGATCTTGTTCGTCTGTTTCTACAACTATTTTTGAGATATCCGTTAACGCTTCTGCACTCATATTATTTCCTCCTTTCTAATGTTGTTTCTCTCCTGTTCCAGTCGTATAATTGACTTGGAAAGGAGGTGTTTTATGTGAATACTGAATTAGCTGAGAAATTAACTTTGCTTTATTTGGAAATAAGCCATCCTACTGTTTCATCTCCAGAAGAGCTTGCGGATTTATATTTTGACACTCTATCTCGTATCAAAAAATATAAACTAGAACCAGACAAGCCTAAGAAAAAGCAAAAGATTAATTACTGACACTCATTCAATTTAGCTCTAGCCTCTACCAGTTTGGCTAGGGCTTCTGTGTGGTTGCTATATACATCAATCCGTCCTTTTGCGATTTCCTTTATCTGCCAAATGATAAAGAAATCTACTGCTTCAAATACGTTTATTGGCTCATTGATATCTATCACTTTGACATCTGCTTCTTTTTTATTTACCGGTTCAACTCTTATGTCAGACTTAGAGAGCTTATCAATTAGTTCTTTAATTTCTTCTAAATTAGAAATGTTGATTTTTACATTTGTTTCCATCCTCTCACCTCCTAGTTTTTCTTTTTGTTTAACGCATTAAACTTTATTTCAAAAAAATTTTCTGAATTGGAGTATCTAATGCACGAGAAATTTTTACAATAGTTTCGATGGTTGTGTTCTCAACACGCTTTCCTGATTCTAACTCTGAAATAATACTTCTGCTAACTCCAGATTTTAAGGACAACTCTTCTTGAGACATATTCAACTCTTCTCGTCTTTGTTTTATATTGTAACTAACACTCATTTAATCCCTCCTCTCAGTTCATTCTAAGTTTAATACATTAAACTTAGAATGTCAAGTGTATTAAACAAAATATTTTTATATTAAGCAGTCTTTCAACTGCTTAAATAAATCCTATCTTTTCTCGTCTCTACTAATCCATAGAAATACTAGTAGGACAAACAAAAATGCACTTATACCCTGTAGCATAATTTCCACATTCATGATATACTAGCACTATTGAGGAGCTAAGCTCCTCGGTGCTAGACGGCTGAACAGCTTACTTAATTTCTCTTATGCTTGCGTGCTTTCTGAGAATTTTGAGGCTGTTCTTTTTGTTTGCAAACTTTTATCAAGCTTGCAAGACCCACTAGAAAAGTTCCTAGTGCCGTTAGAAGTTCGCTGACTTCTTTCATCACGTTCTCCTTTCTGTTTCGTTAAGGCTTAATCAACCTTACATATATAGTTTAATATATTAAACATATTTTGTCAAGCGAATTAAACAAAATACTTTGTAAATTTGTTTAATTTATTATACAATCTATTTAAGAAAGAGGTGTTCTACATGAGATTAGAAGAGCGTGTTAAGCAACTAAGAATTAATAGAAATATGACAATGCAACAATTAGCAGATTTATCTAATTTAACTAAAGGATATATTTCAATGCTTGAAAAGGGCTTAAATCCTTCTACTAAAAAGCCAATTGTTCCTTCGTTAGAAACAGTTCAAAATCTTGCCAATGCGTTTAATATGAATTTAGAAGAACTTTTAGATGGTGTTGAAGGTAATGTATCTCTCACTCAAAATGATTCCATCATGACCATCTACACCCAACTCACACCCCCTCGACAAGAACGCGTCTACAATTACGCGGAAGAACAACTCAACGAGCAGAATGGACAAATACATGAAGATAATATAGTGCCTATCGTTTTTGGTCGTCAATCTGCAGCAGGCTCTATGATATACGTTGATGACGTGGATGCAGAAATGGGCGTACTTCCCTCTTCTATCGTTCCCAATGGTGCGAATGAATTGGTTCAAATTACAGGTGATTCAATGGAACCTCTCATCAAGAAAGGTTCTGAAGTATATTTAAGATATCAACCGACTGTTGAAGATGGAGAGATTGCTATAGTTCGAGTTGAAGATGAAGGTGTTACATGTAAATACTTATTTAGAGATGGTGAAAACATCATTTTAAAATCAGAAAATTCTAAATATGATGATATTGTTGTGGATGCAAATAAAGTTTCAGTTATAGGTAAAGTATTAATCTAAAATAGGGAGTGTTATTGATGAAATTTGGTTTTAGAACGCCTAGTTTGAAAAAGATGATTAAAGCTCGTACAACTTCAAAATGGAAGAGACAAATTAAAAAGGCTGTTATTCCAGGATATGGAAAAAAAGGTATTGGGTTGTTTAGAAATCCTAAAAAAGCGATATATAACAAAGTGTATCGTAAAACTTCCTTTGATATTTTTAAACTTTTAGGATTAAAGTAA